GGAAAGGAACACAGATGGCAGAACAGGTAACAGTCCACCAGGCACTAAGTAAGGTCATGGGGGACGTTCAGGCGGTCAAGAAGGACAGCAAGAACCAGGCCCAGCGATTCAACTTCCGTGGCATCGACGCGGTAATGAACGCGGTAGGGCCCGCACTACGCAAGCACGGAGTGACCATCCTCCCCGAGGATGTGGAAGTCCACCGCAGCAACGGAACCACAGCAAGCGGAAAGCAGACAGCCGAGGTGGTCGTCAAGGTCACCTACCGGGTCTACGGCCCAGCTGGGGACAGCATCCACGGGAAGGTCGCGGCCGAGGCAATGGACTTCGGTGACAAGGCGATCGCCAAGGCGATGAGTGTCGCCTACCGGACGTTCCTCCTGCAGGCGCTCACCATTCCCACGGATGAGCCTGACCCGGACAGTGAGTCCTACGAGAGGGGGGTTCCCAGCGGAACAGGGGTCTCCCAGGAGAGTAGGGCCTCCCGGCGGAATACCCCCCTCCCAGCGGAACAGGGGGTTCCCAAGAGAACAGCCGCCGAACAGTGCAGAGCGATACTTGACGGTTTCTGCTCCATCCACCAG